CCACGATGATAACGGTCGGGGTGCGGGTGCAGCCCGGCGCGAGCGCGATGTCGGCGTCTGCGACGCAGGCGGCGGCGGCGGTCATCGTCAAGGATGCCTCGGCGGCCTTGGCGGCCTCTGGGGCGCTTTCGTGCTCGTCGAACATAGTGCGCGACGGCGCGGCGGCGATCGCCGGGTCGGCCTCTTTGGCGGCCTCGGCGGTGCGGGTAAGGCTCGGCGCCGCCGCGGTATCCGGCGCGGCCACGCTCGCGGCGGATGCGCTCAGGGTGCGGCTCGCGGCGTCTGCGATGTCTGCGGCGGCGAGCCAGTCGGCCGCTGGCGTGCGGGTTTGTCTTGGGGCGGCGTCGCTCGAGGGCTCTGCGGGCCAGGACGCGACGGCGAACGTCGTGTACATCGACAGCGCGGCCCTCTCTGGGTCGGCTGCTCTGGTGGCGGCGGGCGGCGTCATACAGTCGGCGGCGGCGGCGCTCTCGGGGTCGGCGGCTCTGTCGGCCGCCGGGCGGCTGAAGTGGGAGAACGAGCCCGACACGGCCGAGAGCTGGGCGCCGGTGGCGGACACGGCAGAGAGCTGGAGCGCGGCGAGCGATACGGTCGTCGCCTGGAGCGCGGTGGCGGACACCGCAGAGACATGGGCGCCGGTGGCAGACACGGCGGAGACTTGGACAGAAAAGACACACCCGGCCTATCTACAGGCCGCTTGAGGTAACGAAAAATGGCTGACACAACCACCACCAACCTTGGCCTGACGAAGCCGGAAGTCGGCGCATCGGCGGACACCTGGGGCGGCAAGATCAACACCAACCTGGACTTGGTGGACGGACTGTTCGCCGCCGCCGGCAATGGCACCTCGGTGGGCCTCAACGTCGGCACCGGCAAGACGCTCACCGTAGGCGGGACGCTCACGATGTCGGCGCTCACGGCCTCGACGGCCTTGGCGCTGAACGCGAGCAAGCAGGCGGTGTCGGTCACAAACACCGGCACCGGGAACAATGTGCTCTCGGCGTCTCCGACGCTGACGGGCACGATCGACGCCGCGGCGCAGACCCTCTCCGGCAACCTCACGCTCAACGGCGGCACCGCCAACGGCGTGTTGTACTTGAACGGCAGCAAGGTGGCGACGAGTGGTAGTGCGCTGGTGTTTGATGGCACCAGACTTGGTATTAATGTAACTCCCGCATCAAGTCTTGATATTGTTTCAGGGACATCGCGTTGGAAAAGCGGCAATGATGGCTCTGGCAATGTTGTTCAAGAAAATCTTAATTCCGCAGGTAGCGCGTACTCCATCAATAATTCCTACGCTAGCCAGTTTGTTTGGGGTCCGTCTGGTACGGAATCAATGCGGCTTAATGGCTCTGGCAACCTCGGCATCGGGACGAGTTCGCCGGGGTTTCGACTCGATGTTGCTGGCAACATCCGCGCCCTCAACTCTGGTGCAGATTCGCAAGTCATTGTCGTCGCGCCGAGTGATTCCTTCTCCCCGTTCATTCGTTGGGGCGTTTCCGGCATCCGCGACTCGGGCATCTTGGGCTTCCCTGCTGGCGACGATGCGTTGGTGTACCGCAGCGGCGCAAACAGTTTCAGTACCGGGACGGAGCGGTTCAGAATCACGGTTGCGGGAAATGTCGGCATCGGGACGAGTTCGCCGGGTGCAAAGTTGGAGGTTTATGGCGGTGGCACTGGTACTGTTACAAACGCACAAATTGGAAATGCTTCAACCGCGTTTGTTCTCGGTGTAGATAGCGGTAATAACTGCCAAGTCCGCACCGCGCAAAATGTGCCAATTATTTTCTACACCAACAACACCGAACGCGCCCGCATCACGAGCGGGGGGGATTTGCTGGTTGGGACGACGAACACTAGTGCAACTGCTGGTGAAGGTTTCAAATCTGTTTTCCCAATTGCAGCAGTTCCATCGGTTAGGTCGGTAGGCAATAACTCCACATCTTCCTATTCAACATACGAGGTTTACTCCACTTCCGCCGCCGCATACCGTTTTTATGTCGATTACGCAGGCACCGTATTTGCCACTACTACTACCATCAGCGCTATTTCTGACCAGCGGTTTAAGGAAAACATCCAAGATATTGATGTTGGCCTCAACGCCGTCATGGCGCTTAAGCCGCGCAAGTTTGATTGGAAGGCGGGCAAGGGCAAGGATATCAAGAACGACCGTGGCTTCATCGCTCAAGAGTTTGAGCAGGTATTCCCTGACCTGATTGATGAGTGGAAAGACCCGGCACCGGAAGGCGAGGAGCCGTACAAGTCCGTGCGGCAGGACTTGATTCCTGTTCTGGTCAAAGCCATCCAAGAACTTACTGCGCGTGTCGCACAACTGGAGAGCAAATAAATGACCACTATCACTTGGAACATCTCTGTCCTCGACTGCCTCCCGCAGTCTGCTGAAGGCGCTGACTATGTAGTCACGGCTCATTGGCAATGCACGGGCGTGGATGGCGCTTACACGGGTCAGGTCTACTCGACCACCTCGTTTGCCGTCGTCGAGGGTGCGTTCACCCCCTACGCTGACCTCACGCTCGACCAAGTGCTTGGCTGGGTCTGGGCTAACGGCGTGGACAAGGACGCTACAGAGGCTGCGGTGGAGGGCCAGATTGAGGCCCAGAAGAACCCGCCGGTCGTCTCGCCGCCGCTGCCGTGGAGCGTCTAATGGAAGCCAAACTTGAAGTGACTTTGGAAGAAGCCGTCGCCATCGTGAACCTGCTGGGTTCGCTCCCGACGAGCCAAGGCGGGTATCCGCTCTGGCAGAAACTGAAGGCGCAGGTGGAGGCGCAGGTGCCGAAGGACGGGGAGCCGTGACAGTCCCGGTCGAGCGCGTGGGCGATGTCGCCGCCGCCGGCAGCGTGACCGCCGCCAGCGTGTCGTGGATGACCCAAGCCAACGAGGTCATCTCGCTGGTCGCCGGGCTCATCGCGATCGCGGCCGGCTGCTTCGCGATCGCCGTACACTTCAAGAATTTGAGGAAGCCCTGATGGAGCCACGCTGGCTCATCGCCGCGCGCGCCTTCCTCAGCCTTCGGGAGATTCCCGGCAAGGCGACCGCGCCCGTCATCGCCCGCTGGCTGCGCGAGCTCAAGGCGTGGTGGTCGGATGATGAGACCCCGTGGTGCGGCACCTTTGTCGCGGCGGCGCTCGAGGGCGAGGGCATCAAGCGCCCAAAGCATTGGTACCGCGCCAGGGCGTGGCTCGACTGGGGCGACCATCTCCGTGAGCCCGCCGTGGGCGCCGTCGTAATCCTTGATCGCAAGGGCGGCGGCCACGTCGGGTTCGTGGTCGGAAACGACGAAGCCGGGCGCCTGATGGTGCTCGGCGGGAACCAGGGCAACGCCGTGACGGTGGCGCCCTTTGATCGCGCCCGGGTGCTCGGCTACCGCTGGCCCCCGGGCTTCACCGTGCTGGGCTGCCCCATGCCGCTCATCGCATCCAACGGGGCGAAGGCCTCGGTTAACGAAGCATAGGAGACGAACATGAACGCAGAACAAATCGCCGGGATCGTCCGCGCCATCGTGGCCGCCATCGGCGGCTACCTTGTCGGCAAGGGCCTCGCCGACGCCGAGACCGTCGCCGCCGTGGGCGGCGCGCTCGCCACCCTCGCCGTGGCGGCGTGGTCGGTGCTGTCGAAGAAGAAGCCCGAGGCGGCGTGAGGATCTGGCTGGGGGCGGCTCTGGCGCTTGCGCTGGCCGCCCTCGGCTGGGCCGGGCACCGGTCGGCCTACCAAAGCGGCCACGAGGCTGGCTCGGCGGCCGTGAGGGCAGAGTGGTGCCTTGAGCGGGCGAAGGCCGCAGAGGCCGCCAGAGAGGCCGAGGCGCTGATTTACGCCCGGCACCAGGAGGTAGAGCGTGGACTGTCGGAGAGGTTGGACGCCGCTGATCGTCGTGGCCGCGAGCTTGCTCGCCGGCTGCGCGACGCCCGCGCCGCCCCCGGCGTGCCCGCCGCCTGTCCCGGTGCCGCCGCGGCTGATGTCGCCCCCGGAGAGTCCGGCGACGCGCGAGCGATTGACGAGGCTTTTATCGCTCACCTCGGGGCGTGCGAGCGAGACGCCGAGCGGCTCGCCGAGCTCCAGAGACTGACAGAGGATTGATGTGGCACTTATTCCGCTGAGCATCCAGCCGGGCGTGTACCGCAACGGCACCGAGTACCAGAGCCGCGGGCGCTGGCGTGACGCCTCGCTCGTGCGCTGGTACGAGAACACCATGCGCCCCGTGGGCGGCTGGCGCAAGCGCGCCTCCGGGCAGGTCACGGGCAAGTGCCGCGGCCTCTTGGCGTGGCGCTCGAACGCCAACGCGCGATGGATCGGCATCGGGACGCACTCGAAGCTGTACGCCATGAACGAGGCCGGGACCCTGACCGACATCACCCCGGCGGGCTTTACGCCCGGCAACGCCGACGCGGTGCTGAACCTGGGCTACGGCGGCGGCCCCTACGGGCTGTTCTCCTACGGCACCCCGCGCCCAGACACGGGCACGGTGACGCCGGCCACGACCTGGACGCTCGACAACTGGGGCGAGTTCCTGCTGGCGTGCAGCAACGCCGACGGCAAGATCTACGAGTGGGATTTGAACACCGCGAACGACGGCGTGGCGCTTGCGAACGCGCCGACCGGCAACAAGGCCGTGCTCGTGACGGCCGAGCGGTTCGTGTTCGCCCTCGGCGCCGGCGGCAACGCGCGCAAGGTGGCCTGGTCCGACCAGGAAGACAACACCATGTGGACCCCGGCCATCACGAACCAGGCCGGGGACTTTGAGCTCGAGACGGTGGGCTCCATCGTCACCGCCAAGCGCCTGCGCGGCGTGAACCTGATCTTCACCGACGTGGACGTCCACACGGCCCAGTATCAGGGGCCGCCGTTTGTCTACGGCTTCGAGCGCATCGCCACCGGCTGCGGCCTCATCGGCGCCCAGGCCGTGGCGGCGGTGGAGTCGGTCGCCTACTGGTGGTCGCCCTCCGGCTTCTTCATGTACGACGGCTTCGTGCGCCCGCTCAAGTGCGACGTGCTCGATTATGTGGTGAACAACCTCTCGCAGACGCAGCGCTCGAAGGTGTACGCCGTCGCCAACAACCAATACGGCGAGGTCTGGTGGCTCTACCCGAGCACCTCAAACAGCGAGTGCGACTCGTATGTGTCGTACAATTACCGCGAGGGGCACTGGTCCATCGGCACCCTGGAGCGCACCGCCGGAACCGACCGCGGCGTCTTCAGCTACCCGCTGATGGTCTCGCCGGACGGCTATGTCTACGAGCACGAGGTCGGCGTCACCTACGACGGCGTGGAGCC